CGGTTTCGTTGTTGCTAATTGTTGCGGCAGTTGTGCCTGTGGCAGCAATCGTTAACGTGCCTGCTGCGCCAAATGGGTTGTTGATTGTTGCCATTATTTTTTATTTGTTTTTATTGGTTTATTTTCTGTTTGATTGTCTTCTGTTTCTCTAACTTTAACGATGTAATGCATATTGTTTGACTGCGCGTAACTTGCTGCCTCTGTATGTTTGATGAAGCAGTTGCCATCTTCAAAACAATATAGCATATTAACAGTTGGGTTTGCGTTCCAAATTGCTTCCATTATTAAAACTTTTTATCGGTTGCAGGATTGTAGTTGTTGCTTAAATTACTTGGCAACTTGCTAATTAATGCCTCAAAACTTGCTGCATCATTTGCTCTCATTTCTGCTAATCCTTGTGGGTCTTTTTTTGACCAATCGTTGAAAGTCCAAGACTCACGACCTGCAACTGCTGCTGGCACGTTAGCTTTGTTTTCAAATATCGGTGTGTATGCAGGTGTTAACTTGCTAAACACATCTTTCAATTCTTCATTAGACTTGTTAGATGTTAAGTAAATTTCTTTACTTGCTGATGCAATTTTACCCTCTTTTACTGCATTTTCTACAAGTTCAACTTTCGCTGCTTGGATAGTTGCATCGTTAGCATCTTTCAACGCTTGTAATTCATTGCTTTGTGCCTCAATACTTGCTTCTAATTCAGCAATGCGTGCATCTTTAGCGTTCACCGCTTCAATGATTGATTCTTCGGAAGCCTCGTTTGATAGCTTTAATAAATCAGTTAATTTATTCATTTTGGTTTCTGTTTTGATTATTACTTTATTATAAATAGCGTGTAACTCGCGCACACTTGCGTTCATTGTCGGCTTCATTTTCTTTGTTTCTATGATTTCATCAACAATGCCTAAATTCATACACTCATCGGCAGTCATCCACGTTTCTTTTGCCATCAAATCTTTGCACTTGTCTAAAGTTAGATTTGTATTTCTGTCAAATAATATAGAAAGCGAATTTGTGATTAAATTCAACACTTCTTCATCACTTCCACCGTTAGCGTTGTGCATCATAAAAGTGCCATAGTCGGCCATGTATTTCTTTTGGCCACAAATAGCAATAACACCAGCCATTGAATAGGCCATGCCATCAATATAAGTGTTACAAGGTATCTTTGAGTTAAGTATTGCAGCAACTATTGAAAGTCCCTCGTGAACACTTCCACCAATTGAATTGATGCGAATGTTGATGCACTTAACTTGGTCTGAATAGTTATCGTTAAGCATTTGAATATCTTGAGCAATCCAATTACCATCAATGCCCATGCCCATATCGTCAATATTGCCGATGTGCTTATAAATAAGCATTGTAGCGGTGTCGTTGGATATGTTTGTGATTTTCATTGTACAAAAATGGTTACATATTTGCACTTGAATTCAAATAAGTTACTAATTTTGTAGTGTTTAGTAACTAATATTTTAAAATGGCTAATCCAAAAAACGATATTCAAGAGAAAAAACAAGCCACGAAAGCCCGCGTTACCGCTCATTTATCGGGCGAATTAAAAAAGAAATTCTTTGATGAAGTCGAAAGGACTGGCACCAAAGAATCTTATTTGCTCAAAGAAATATTATCAGAGCATTACGGAAAGAATAGGTTTTAAACTATGCTTATAACAGATAGCATTACTTGACCTCTTACTGCTAATGTTCCACCAGTGTTTATTGGCCAATTTATTAACGGTTGTGGGTATAAATACATTACGTTATCGTTTGCTTGTATTAAAATGCGCATTGCTCCAGTGCTTCCTGTTGTGGTATAAGTTCCAACACCATCATAATCTTCATAAGATTTATAAGGCATTTGTATTGCTAAATATGGTGTTGATGCTGAATTTGAAGCATTTTTAATATTAAAGTTAATCATCATCATAGCACCAGTTAATACTGTATATTTTACATTCCAATCTGCGCTGCTTGCAATGGTAAATGTGCCTGCTGAAGCAGTCAAATAGGCTGAACTATAAGGAAAATCTACTTTTCTTCCAAGTCTTAAATTTTCAATAAAACTATAAACAACAGACCCGCTTCCACTCGCACCGCTTGACCAAACTACTTTTCTAACTTCGTGAACATTGTTTGATGTGCCATCAGAAAACAATGATGGGTCATAATTAGCAGCAGTTACGTATGTGGTTGTAATTGTGCCAATAATAACATCTGTACCTGTTAATATTCCACTTGCAGCATCGGTAAGGAATATTTCTCCATTAATATAAATAGCACCCGCAGTAACTGACCAATTTGAACCTGAATATGTAACATTTGCACCTGTTAAAATACTACCAAATGCTATTAATGGCACTGCTCCTTGCATTGCTACTAATGTAAGCTGTGTTGTTTCTTGATGTGCCGCTTGTAAATGCGCTAATGTGCCACTCTTAAATGGCATTGCACTTGTACTTGAAATGTCTGTGAATTTTACTTTTTTCATTTTATAAATATGTTATTACATCGTAGTCAATTCCTGCATAGTTATACAGGTCGGCAATTTGCCTAATAATATTTTCATTGTTGGTGCTAATATTCGGTGCAATATCTGTTGCAGGTGGAGTAGTCAAAGCATTAGCCACCGCAATAGGCACGTTAATTGTAAACTCGCTTCCAGTGTTTGCAATGTTTATAGCTTGAATAAATGTTTCAGCCTCACCGTTGGCATACACTATTAAAGAACTGTTTGTTTCTGTAAATCCAACGTAAAGCACCGCATCACTTGCATTATTTGGGTCAATAAATATATCACTATTGCCCGGCACATTTACAAACGTAGTGCCAAACCATTCATTTAATGCCCATTCAAACAATAGGTGCTGCGCATTGTACTTCATACGCGGCTCGATGCCCACAAACTTGTCTTGAATCTTAAACCAAAAGTTTGTGTTTGTTGGTAGGTTGCCAGTGCTTGCCACCCAACACTGATAGATAGCTTTATCGGTGTATTTCACTTGGTTGCCAACCGCGTAAGCAGTTGCACCGTTGTATAACGCTGCTGCATTCCCATTTTGAAATGTGCCAAACATTGTGTTGTATAGCACTTGCAATGGTTTTAGCAGTGTTTTAGTCCACGCTTTGTATATCGGCAGCCGCTTCTTTGGTGGCAAGAAGTTGACCGCAAATGTATCGGTGTTTATAATGCTGCTCATTATTGTACAATAAAAGTTAACGTGTCACCAAAGGTATGTGTTGCAGTTGTTTCTTCTTCTACATAGCCCGAAATGGTTTGATATTGCACTGTATCAACACCCGTTGAAAGGTTATACAATGTTACACCTGTACCCCAAGCAACGGTGTCTTTTCGCACTAATATACGTGTTAAACTAACCGAAATTACACCCTCCACCGCTTGCATTGCATCAACTACCGCTTGCGTGCTAATAACACCGTTAAATGGTAAGTTAGCCATGTAATTATTCAACGCTGCCTCTACGTTGGTCGCAATAACTGCTGAATATTGACCGTTGTAGTAAATCGTTGCAGCCACTTCCATTTTATCACTATTATCATTGATTAACGTGAATGCTATGCCCGCAGGATTAAAGGTTTCAACGTAGCTTTGTAATTCGGCTAATTCTCCAACTGATACGGGTGTTGGTGGATTGCCTTTTGCAACTTTAATTAACACCGTTCTATTTGGCGCGGTAATTACTGCGCACCTTGTTAATATTTGATTAGCAGGTGTGATTGTTGGGTATTCAATAACGTAAGTTGATGTGTTTAATTCAGCAACATCACCCGTTTGAAACTTTAAAACCTTGTTGCGTGTCCATTGCGGTGTGCTTGGTGCTGCAGTGCTTGCTATGGTTTCTAATTCTGTTTTAAATATGTCTTGCAACTGCTCAAATATAGCTATGCAAGAAGCTACGATAAAATAGTATAGATTCCATTTCGCGGTTTGGCTTGTTGAGGTCAATGTTGACAATGTTGGGTCTGCGTTTTTTGCATCCAACATACTTTGTTTGATTTGAGATATACTTCTGGCCATTACACTATGGATGTTATTAAGCCTTTAACAACTGTAACTGTCTTGCCATTTGCAGTTGTAAACGATCCTGTTGCACCTGTTGAAAATGTATAACCAACTATGGCATCAACAGTTGTTATTGATGTAACTGCGTTTTGATTTATTACTACTTTTTCAGTTCCTGTAATTGCACCTGCTACCGGTAACTCTGATATTTTTTGCTCTGCCATTTTATTGTTGTATTATTAGTTTATAACCTTGTTCGCTTAATAATTCGTAATTTAATTCACTTGCCAACACTATTGCATCGGGTATAAATCCAGTGCGTATAATTGCATTGTCAAGTTGTGGGCTATTGTTGGTGATTAACGTGTTTACATTCGCTTCTGTTGTCGGTAAGCTACTTGCAGAATAATCAAAGCCTTGCATTGTGTAAGTAATGATAAACTCCTGAATGTTTGTATGGTCATTGCTTTGCACTTCACTTCTGCGCAGAAACTTACTGTTGTAAGGTGTTGACCAACCATGAATCAGTTGGTTTAAGTCTTGTTTTAGTTGCAATATATCGGTGTCTTCGGTCTTGTAGCTTTCAAAACCTAAATGCAATGCTATGGTCATTGTGCCTTGTTGCTGACCTTGTAAATTCTCAATGTAATCGGCTGCAGGAAATTCGATAAAACAGTTTGGATAACCAAACGCTACGTTTTCGTTCTCACGCTCGTATTGGTTGTTCCATAGTGCAACATACTTCAATGATTGAAGCGTGCTAATACGTGCCTTTAATTGGTTATATATTGCTAATTGCATTATGTGAATACCTTATCTAATCGTTTAACAATAACTGCTTTTACTTTCTTGTTTAGGTTGTATGAATCACCCATAAATTGACGTTTGGGCATTTTAATAGAATAGGCTCCTGTTGTATATTCTTTACCTTGAAACGTAACTTTTTTTGCTCTGCCCCTTGTAAATTTTCCATCTTTAAATCCTGCACTACCTCTGATGCTTCTTGTTATAGTTCCGCTTCCTTTTCTGCCACTAACATTAATTGTTTCTCCATCGTTATGAACCTTTGCATAAGGCAAATCAGTTGAAATCTTAATGCTTAACGCTGCTCTGTTTGCAGGATTTCTTTTAATGCTTCTACGTAGGTCACCAGTCTTAACTAATATTGCACGACCTGCCTTAACGCTTCTTACCGTTCCTAATTCTGCTGCTGACTTCTTGCTACCTCTGCCTTTACGCTCGCTTACTTGTCTTTTTTTCCACTTCTGCACACTTTGGTCATCAAAACCTTGCTTCCTAAATGATTCAACAAAGAACACCTTTGCAGTATTACCAACATCTACAATAGCAGCCTCCAACGCTTTACGCGCTTTCTGTTCTGCTTGTTTTAAGTTGAATTTATTGCTCTTGCTCATTTAAACAAACTCGTAATTGGTTAAATCTAATAGCTCCAAATCATTAGTAATTTCTATTTTTTTATTTAGCGTCAAAGCCTCGTTGCAAATATCTTCGGTTTTATCAATTCCAAATGCAAATATTAAAGCATCAATATTGTCTTTTTCAGTTGGGTATTTTTCTAAATATTTTTTCATTTCAAAAGTGATTGTATGTATTTTTTACTTTCATTAAATACTTCTGGCATAACTTCCTCAAAAATTTCATTGCCGCTAAAAAAATTCTCCATAGAATGCGCAAACATTTCAGCCTCTTTCATTCCTAATGTTTTCATATATGCTTTGGTATGCCCTGCGCCATACTTGCCGTTAGTTAATGCCATAAGCGCATCTGATGCGGCACTTGCTATATCTGTAATATCACCTATATTTTCGCAATTGTATTTTTTCAAATATACTAATCTTTCCGCTTCGTTTGTTAAATCATAAGCCTTTTTAACAATTGCGTTTAAATTATTTTGTATTTTTTCACCATCTTTTGCTATAAGTTTTTTTAAATTATTAAAGTGATTTGCGTATTCTTCACTTACCATCCATTGAGG